AGGGCCGGCTCCCGCTCCACCCAGGCCAGCGCCGCCTGGGGCAAGAACCACCCTTGTTCACGGCGGAAGCCCCCGGACCCGGGCGCCATCTCGGTGAGCACGGCCCGCTCGGCCCGCTGTGGGTCGTGCACGATCCACATGGGGCGGCGCCGACCGAACAGAGTAACAATGTGGTACTCGGCCGTGGGGATTTCCGCCGAGCTCATGAGCTTGATGAGCAGCGTCCCGTGCCGGCGCTGCGCGATCGCCGAAGCGCCGACCCAGAGCGCGTCCGTCACGCCGGCCCGGTACGCCAGCTCGTACTCGCCGTCGGAGTAGGGGAGGTCGGCGTACTCGCTAAGCTGCCAGCTGGTGCCGAGGTACAGGCCGCGGATCTCGGGCACGTACCCCGTGGCCGCGCCGGCGTACACCTGCAGGCGCCAGATCCGGCCGGTGGTGCCGGAGAAGCGGCACAGCCACGCGCCCTCCGTCGTGACGGCGCCGGTCTCCGCGTCGACGTCGGCCGGGCCCGCGCCGGCGGCGGGGATCACCAGGTCGAGCACGGAAGCGCCGTCGCAGGTGAGGACGATGCGCTTTCCCCCGAGCGTGTGCCCGCGGTCGATCGCCACCATGTCGGCCGCTCGCAGCGCCACGCAGTCCACCTCGATCCACCCATCGCCTGACGTCCCCGCGCGCCAGGAGTTGAGCTCGCCGCGGCGCCCGGTGCCCACGCGCCAGGCCTCCCGGCCCGGGGCAGCACTGCTAGCCGTGATCTCGTGCGCGGGGAACTGGGTCCGCGAGTAGAAGGACTCGCCGAAGAGGATGGGGGTTCTCACGGGGTGGTCCTCACCAGGCGGTACCCCTGCGGGATCCTCACCACGGCGTCTCGCCTGCTGAGCCGCTCCAGCGCGTACCCGGTCTCGGCGAGGACCTCACCCGTCTCGGTCACGAACTGGAGCTTGACGACATCGGGGCCGTCCTTCCGCTTGGTCTGATCGAGCGCCCGCTGCGAGTACTCCTCCACGCGGACCGGCTGAGTCTCCCGGCGCTCCCGCCGCGCGAACAGACTGCCGATGATGCCCCCCAGCACACCGATGCCGGCGCCCAGGAGCGGATTGCTCTGCGCCAGCGCGGCCTGGGCCATGTTGGCGAACCCGGTAATCACCACCTGCTCCATCTGCGCCGTGCCGGAGATCGCCGCCTGCACCATGCTGCCGAAGGCGTTCACCGCCACCACCCCTGCCTGCTCCAGGTCCCGGGAGCCGCGGCCGACGTCGCGCGCGAGCGTCTCCCACGTGTTGCCGCTGGCCTGGAGGATCGCCTCCACCGCGTCCCGGTCTGAGCCCCGGAGCTCTTTGGGATCGATCCGGTGGGCCACGAGCCCGGCGTGCTGGCGGAGGCCGTGCTGCTGATCGAGCGCCTGCTGCCGGTCCCTGGGGAGGCCCGTCGGATCGAGCTTCGCGATTCCCTGGTTCTGCTGGATGATCCGTGCGGGTACCGTGAACTCGTCGGGCACGAGGAACGGTCCCAGCTCGCGCCGGCGGAGCGTCGACAGGTTGCCGCTCAGCGTGGCCACGTCTGCGGTGAGATCGCGCACCTCGCCGCGGAGCTGGAACACGCGCTCGTTCGCGTCCCTCCACCGGTCCGTCCCCCGGGGCAGCCCCCGAAGCGCCTCCTCGGCGAGTGCCAGGTCCGCGGTCAGCTTCCGCAGCTGCTCACTCGACTGGTTCCGCATCGCGGCGAGCTCGCGGACCAGCTCGCCGTCGAGCACCGTCTCCAGACGCGCGAACCCGTCCCGGAACCCGAGGGTCTGCACCGGCGCATCCCGTCGGCGCCGCCCGGTCGAGTCGTCCTCCAGGTCGATCGTGGGGCGCTTGGGCCCCGCCACCGCCACCGTGATCCCGGGAAGAGTGTTCCGGTTGGCGCGCTCCTCCTGAAGTCTCTGGGCTAGATCCTTCCAGGCGCGATACTCCGTGCGGAGCCCTTCAGCCTCGGTGCGCAGCTGCATGTACAGCGAATGGCCCGGGGCCCCCTCATTCCCGGCCCCCTGGTCGAAGAGTCGCTGGGCAGATCGCCGTTTCTCCTCGAACTCCGCATACTTCAGCCGCATCTGCTGATCGGCCTTCTCCGCGCTCACCACCACCGTGGCGGCGCCCATCTTCGGTACGCTGGCCTTGATCCTCTCCACCGCGTCCACCACCTCCTCCGCCGCCTCGGTGGCGTTGTCGGCCATCTCCGCGAAGAGCGCCGACATGGCAGCCAGACCGACGAGGAGCACGCCCCCCGTCGCCACGATGCCCCCAAGCCCGGCCGCCGCCCCCGCGAACCCTGCACCCCGACCGACAGCCGCCGCGGCGCCGCTGGCCGCTGTACCGACCCCGCCGATCGCGCCCGCCGCCCGCGTGGCCAGCGCCGCGGTCCCGCCCAGCGCGTTGCCCGCATTCAGCAGCAGTACGGCGGCGCGCAGCTCCACCACCATGGAGATGACGCCACCCAGACCAGCGATCATCGGGCCGGTGATCACCACCAGGCCGGTGATCCCCATCACCGTCGCCTGGAGCGGCTCGGGCAGCTCGCCGAACGCCTCCACCATGTCACCCACGAGCACGATCACCGGCCGCGCCGCGTCCAGCAGCGTGACTAGGGCCGGGGCGACCTCGGCGCCGAGCTGCACCCCGAGCACCGCGAGCTCCGCCAGCGACTGCTTGATCTTGAAGCCGTCCGTCTGCGAGACGCGGGCGAAGGCCGCGTCCAGGATCCCGGTGGAGTTGGCGACGTTCTGAGCGATCTGGGCGAACTGCTCGCCCTGCAGCCCGGCGGTGCCCAGGACGCCGACGAGTCCCTCCACGTTGGGGATCACGCGCGCGAGGGCCGCCGTGTTTCCGTCCAAGGTGTTGATCAGGTCGAGCAGGCTCTGGGTCAGCCCCCTCTCCCGGATCTGCTCGCGCAGCTTAGCGGTGGAGAGATTGACCTTGCCGAGCACCGTCTCGACTTCCTTCGTCGGGTTGAGCAGCGTCTGGAGGTAGCTGCGCAGGGCCGTGACGGAGATCGAGGCGTCGCCGTTGACGCGGGTGAAGGCGGCGACGAACGCCCCCACCTCCTCGAACGACACGCCCATCGAGGCCGCAACCGGCAGAACCTGCCCCATCGACCCGGCGAGCTGGGAGACTTCGAAGTTCCCTTCCACTGCCGTGGCCAGCATGATCTCCGTCGCACGCGCCGCGTTCAGGTTCTCTTTCCCGTATGCCTGAACCGCAGCCGTGCTGGTGCGTGCGACCGTTCCCGTGTCCCCCAGGCCGATCGCCGAAGCCTTCGCCGCGGCATCGAGCACGTCCAGCGCCTCCGCCCCCCGCTCTCCGGCCGAGGTCACCACCAGGAGCCCCGCAGCCAGGTCCCCAGGGACCGCTGCGAGATCAGGGGCCATCCCCAGCAACTCGCTGCGCCACTGCTGCACCAACTCGACCGGGACGCCGGCGAGGGTCTCCATCTGCGTCATGGCCGTGTCGTAGTCGACGGCCATCTTCGTGGCCGCGGTGCCCACGGCGGCGATCGGCAGCGACACCTTCGTCGAGAGGTCGTTCCCGACGCGCTCCATGCGGTCCGCCACCCGCCCGAGCCGGTCGCCGAGGTCCTCCACGTCCTCGCCGGCTGCGCGCGCCTGGCGCGCGGCGGACCGCATGCCGTCGCCGGCGCCTTCGGCAGCCGCGCCGAGGGAGACGAACCGGCCGCTCGCGTCGCGGAGTCGCCCCGTCGCCTCGGGGATCTCCTGGACGGCGGCGGCGCCCTCGTGCGCGGCGGTGCTGAGCTCGCCGATTTCGCGTGCGGCGGTCCCCGCTGCCTCTCGGCCGAGCTCGCGCACCGTCTCGCCCGCCTCCGCTGCCTGGCGCTCCAGCTGCGCGAGCTGCGCGGTGGGCACGGACGCAACGGCCGAGGTGAGGCTTCCCCCAGCGGCGACGGCCACGCCGCGCAGGTCCTGGAGCTCGCCGACGAGCCCCGAAACCTGGCGGGTGGCCGCCTCCAGCGCCGACGGATCGAACCCGCCGAGCGCGTCCCCAGCATCGCCCACGGCGCGGAGCTCCTGGGCACCGGCGCGCACCTCCTCGAACGCGCGCACGGCATCCGGAGCCCCGCGGGTCCTGATCTGTAGCTCGATCTCGTTGTGGGACGTCGCGCCCATCGATCAGGTCTCCAGGTGGAGCGCGCGCTCCGCCTCCAGGGAGTTCTTCAGCAAGATCATCGACTCCTCCCATGCGGGATCCAGCTGATCCAGAGGGAGGCCGAGATCCTGGGGCGTCTTCCCCCAGATCTCCAGGAACGTGAAGCTGCGCACCAGACGGCGCAGGCGCGGGCTCAGCCCGGCGAGGGCGTCTCCTCCGTGAAAGAGGACGGCGCCTGCGCTGCGGAGTTTCCCCGTTCCGTCTCCGACAGCCCCATTGAGAAGCGGATCAGCCGCGCGATCGCCACCGCCCGCCAGGGCTGCGGGATCCGGCGCACGTGCTCGGGGTTAGTGGGATCTAACGCCCCTCCCTCGGCCAGCTGGACGCCCTCCGCCCGGCGGAACCGGTCCTCGAACAGGCCGGGAACTCGGGAGCCGCGGAACACGAGGCGCGCGTCATCGCCCTCGCCCTGGAGGTCGGCCGTCTCGTTGATCACCAGGTACTGCTCGTCGGTGAGCGGCTCCATGTAGAGCGTGACCTTTCCACCCGAGATCTCCACGGGCAGCTCGGTGGGGCGCCTCGGCAGTTCGACCATGTGATTCGTGCTCCTCTCATGTGGAGCGGGGCGGCACCGGCCGCCCCGCGGGATGGATCAGTCGAAGGTGAGCGTGACGGCGGGGTCGGGGTCGGCGTGGTGCATCGCCAGCTGGATCCCCAGCATCGCGTGCCCGCTCTGGTCCTCCGGCGGGACCTTCAGGATCCGCGCGGCCGGCCCGGCGATGGTGAGCCGGTTGTACTGCGACCCGCCGATGGCGTGCTCCCATGCGAACAGGGTCCCCGCGGCGTGGATCGCCCACGGGTTCCAGACCGCCTTGGTCGGGCTGTCGATCTGGACCTTCGCGGTGGGGTCGTACCCCATGATGTCGTAGCCCGCGTGACCGCCCGGCGTCCCGCCGCGCGGCTTGGCGGGGAGCTCCGTGTTGAACTCCAGCGTGAAGCTGCCGGACGGCGCGCCGTAGGTGCCGAGCGTGACCACCTGGTCGGACACCGGGGGCTTCACGTTGCGGCCCGCGTAGACGATCGCCGGCAGCGCCACGTCGGTGGGGTCCTCCAGGAGCAGCCCCATCACCTCGAACCGGGCGATGCAGATGCGTGCCGGAATCGAGGTGAGGGAAACGAGGCGTCCGCGGCAGCCGACCACCTTGAACAGCGACCCCGCGCTGTAGGCGTAGAGGGTCGCCGACTCGTGGGCCTCGTCGATCGGCACGTAGGTGATCGACTCCGACGTCGCCGTCGCGTCGACCGTCGCCTGGAAGCCGGCGATCCGGAGTAGGACGTCCATCTCCGGACGGGTGGCCGCGGCGTAGGCGGCGCCGGCCCCCTTCACCCCCACGGTGAGGGTGAGCTTGGCGAAGCGGCCGCTGGGCTGCGCCGAGGCATGGCGACCCATCCGGGCGCCGGCGACGTCCTTGCGTTCGTTCTGCTCCAGGTGGTCGACGTCGATGTTCGACCAGATGTGCTCCTCCAGCTGGATCCCGTTGGTGCCGGGGACCGGCAACGAGTCGGTGCCGTATTCCGTCTCGATCTTGGCCAGCAGCCCGGTCAGGCGGACGCGCTTCGACATGCCTTACTCCTCGGCGGGGGACTCGGCCGTGCGCGCCCGGCGCGGCCTCGGGGCGGAGCTGGTCTCCGCGGGAGCAGCGCCGTCCTCCAGCTCGGAGCCGGGCGTGCGACAGGTGTGGCCGACGAAGGCGGCCGTGTCGGGAGCGGTAGCCTCGCACGCGAGGCACACCAGCTCGGTGGCGCCCCCCGAAGGGCGGGTGGCGAAGCGCCGGCCCGGCCTCCCCAGGGTACCTTCCGCCTGCAGCGTCATGCGGTCCTCCTCAGAGATCCTGGAAGTAGAAGTCCAGGGTGAGCTCCAGCTCACCCACGTGGCAGAGAACGCCGCCGAACGTGCGGGGCTCGATCGAGACGAGCTTGAGTGCCCCCTGCACCGAGCCGTGCACCAGGTCCGGCTCGTCGCGGAAGAGGCGGATCGCGGCGTCCACCTGCTCCTGAATCGCGAAGTCGCTCTCCTCCGCGTCGTTGATCCCGAGAAGCTTGTGGAGGACGTAGGTCTCCGCCCACCGGGTGCTCCGCTCCGGCGTCTGCCCGGGCCCGCGGCGGGTGACCTGCCACCCGTTCACGCGCTGGGACTCGGGATCGCGGAACAGGGCGATGTACCTGCCCCAGTCGCTGACCAGGCGAAGCCGGGCGTAGACGAAGCCTGCCCCCGCCAGGGTGGCCAGCTTCCCGGCGATCTCCTCCACGCGCTCGTGGTAGCTCACGTCAGCGCCCCAGCTTCATGGTGATCTGCACGCCCGCCTTGTCGAAGATGCGCTGAAGGGTCGACACGTTCTGCTCCACGGCCTCCTCGAACATCCGGACCGGAGCGGTGCCCTTTTCACCGATCGAGCGGGCGATCACGAACGCGAGGCGCTTCGACTCCTGGACGGAGAGCGGCCGCACATCGCCCGTGGCGTCCGTGTGACGGAGCTTCCTGCGCACCCAGAGCTCCAGCGCCTGCGGCGGCGGCATGGGCTGCCCCGGCCGGCGCCCGTCGTTGACCACGCGCACGTGGGCGATCGGCGACCCCAGCCGGCCGATCACGTCTCCCAGCGCCACGCGCTCGACCGGGAGATCGGCGGCGATCGAGCCTCGCGCCACCTCCGTCACGCCGATCGGCGTGCGCGTCTTGACCTCCCGCTCCAAGAAGAGCAGCGCCTCGGTGACCGCAGCCTCCAGCGCCGGCGGGATGACGCCGCCGGGCTCCGGGAGACCCGGGCCCGCGACGGTGAGGGTGATCACCGCTGGCGGTGCGTCAGGAGGAAGACGTCCTCGCCGTAGCTCACCTCGCCGCCGGCCGCCTGCACCTCGCCTTCCTCCAGGCTGCGGAAGGGCTCCGGTACCAGGCTCATGAAGCGCTTGGCGCGGTGCGCGTACTCGGCCCCCTTGCTCTTGTGGTCCACCGAGTCGGCGCCGATGGTCGAGTCGCCCTGGTTGGTGTAGTGCGAGGAGAGCTGCTCGCAGGCCAGGGAGGAGGCGATCAGGACCACGATGTCGTGGTCCGCGCTCGGGACGCTGGTGCTCGCCTCGGCGATGCTGTGCTCGCCGGTGACCGTCAGGCGAACCGTTTCGCCGACGGCCGGCGTGGAGCTCCGGAAGCGGAGCGCCGTTCCCTCCGGGGCGTCGTACAGCGTCCAGTCGAGCGAGTCCACCAGGACCGGCTCCCGCTGGCCAGCGGGGTACTCCACCTGCGCCACCGCCGCCGCGCCGGCGGGGAGGGCGTAGTCGAACCCGCCGTCGCCGGCGACATCCGCCACCCATCGCCGCGGCCGCGCCCGGCCGTACCGCCTCACGGCCTCCTCCAGCACCTGGTCGTAGTCGCCGGGGGCGGCGAGCACGCCGGCGCCGTCGCGCACGTTCCGGATGACTCGGGGTCGGAGGAGTGAGAGGCTCACGGGCGGGCCACGTGCTCGGGCCAGTGCCAGGAGAAGTCCGCGTGCGACTCGGAGTGGGGTACCCTGACGGCCACGCGGCATCCGATCTCGGTGAACGCCGTGAGGTCGACGAAGTTCATCGGGCCCTTGTAGGTCGCGCGGACGATGGCCGGAAACGCCGCACCGGTCTCGTCCACGTAGTGGACCACCCGGCCCATCAAAGGCTGCTGCACAATGCTCGCTCCACAAAGAGGGAAAGAAGCGGAGGTGGGCCTACTCGGCTGTCTCCCGGACGTCGGCCGGTGAAGTTGCGCGCTCCCGAGGGCGAGCCCAGCGGGACCAGACGTTGAAGACGGCTTAGCCGGAGCCTCGCCTTTGGGCACCACCAGTTGCGAGAGCCGGAGTCGAACCGGACGCACCGGGGCCATGATTCCCGGGGCCCCACCACAAGGAGCACCCTCTCGCAGACGTCGTCTTACATCGGGGATTCCGGAAACGAGGAGGACCGCCGCCCGCGAACGGGCGACGGTCCCCAAAGTAGAGCCCCGCGCGCGGAACGGTGGCGCGGTTGGCGTGCGAGCGTCAGCTCCGCGGATCGCGCCCGGCCTGGAGAGTCAGCTGGGGCGGGCCGAGGTGGAGGCGCGCACGGGCCGCGACGCGCAGCTGATGGTGCGACGCTCCTCCTGCGGTCGCGTACATCGCAGAGCGCCTGGCGCGCGGCGCCCCGTAGCGCGTCCACTCGTCGAAGATGGGGACGAGCGACTCGGCGTCCTGGTTCGCGGCGCCCACCACCTGGGGGGCCTGGGCCGGCTCGGTGGCCATGCTGGCCGTGGCCGTCACCAGGTCGTAGCGAGGGGCGGCCGTGGTGGGCGCCGCGGCCGCCGTCATCGTGGGGGCGTTCTGCCCGGGCACGTCGGCCGGCGAGGGGGCCGGCGCGGCGAGCAGCAGCAGCGCGGCGAGGGGGAGGAGGATGCGCGATCGGAGCATTCGGTCTCTCCTAGAGGGGAGGGTGGAGCCAGGCGCCGCGGGGTGCGTCGCCCTGGCGGGTCTCGCGGGCCCGGGCGGATCTCGCCCGGGCCCGCGCCGTCTCAGCCGCTGGGGTGGTCGCCTACGCGACCACCGACTTCACGGCCCCGCGGTAGTCGGTCACCGCGCCGCCGTACTCGTGGCGGATCTTGTACTGCAGCTTGTCCGCGGTGAACATCTGCCCGACGGTCGGGTTGTCGGCGAGGAAGAGCTCGGGCTCCTCCTGGCCGTTGAGGAACTTGATCTCCAGGACGTCCACCTCGCTCGGGTTGGCGAAGACGCCCCAGTCGTTGGCGTCGGTGAGGAACGGGTTGACGATGATGTTCTCGGCCTTCTCCCCGAAGCGCTGGTACCAGGGGTTCGCGTCGTTGTTGGCCGACCCCGGCACCAGCTGGCTGTTGTTGAGGGCCAGCGCCGTCGGCTTCAGCTGGATCGGCACTGCCAGGATGTGGGGCGTGAGCCCCAGCTTCTCGCCGCTGGAGAGCTCCGTCTGGTTGAAGAGCGCGGCCTCGGCCGCGTCCAGGGCGCCGGCGGTGAGCGCCACGGAGAGCAGGTTCCCGTGCGCCACGGTGAACCAGGCCGTGGCGTCGTAGATGTTCGGGTTGTTCTTGAAGAACGACCACACGAACTTGGCGAACGTCCGCCGCGCGGCGCGCCCGAGGCGGCCCACCACCTTGGCGACGTGCCCGATGTCGTCGTTGATGATATGCCGGCGGGTGACGGTGACGATGTTCCCCTTCTGGCCCACCGAGTACGTCGCGGACTCGTCCCCGTAGGCCGCCAGCTCGGCGTAGTCGCCGCTCTCCGGGTCCACGTCGCTCAGGTCGCCGAAGTACCCGACGCGCACCGCCTCCTGGGTGCGGAAGTCGGTGGCGCTCCCGATGGTGCTGATCAGGCGGCGCTCCCCGTAGTCCACCTCCCGGTAGTCGCGGGCCATGCGCCGGTTGAGCGTGTTGGCCACCACGCGGGGCAGGGTCGCGTTGGTGAACGCCTCCTGGAGCATCTCGCGCTGTGCGCTCTCGTGCAGGATCCCGGTCACGTCCGGGTCGTGCCCCAGGGTGATCTCGTTGTAGAGGGCCCGCAGCCCCAGCGGCCGGATCGTGCGCAGCTCCGCGTTCTCCGGCTCGATCCCACACGCGCGGTCGAACGCGGCCTGGAGCCGGTCCAGCCTCCCGACGCCGACCTGGACGTCCGTGCCGCTCCCACCCCCGGCCGCAGCGGCGCCAGCCCCCTGGGGGCGCGCGGGGTTCAGCCCGGCCAGGTACTCCCGCTCCCCGTCGATCGCCGCCTGGATCTGCGCCTCGGTGAGGACCTGGCCGTCCAGGCGCTCGCGGATGCGGCGCTGGGCGAGGTCCGGCAGGCGCGACTCCTGGAGGCGCTCGCGTACCAGCAGGCGGGTCTCCACGATCTCCGCCCGCGACGGCGCGGCGGTGGATCCGCCCGCACCGGCGCCGGCCTGGATGGGCTGGGTACCCGGCTCCTCGTCCCGCATCGCCTCCTGGAGCTCGGCGTCGGTGGCGATCGCCACCAGCTGCTCGCGCGTGACGTTCTCCCGGTCGACCCCGGCGAGCGCGGTGGGGCGGCGGGACTCCAGGATGCGCACCAGGCGCAGCATCCACTTCGGCATCGAATCCTCCTCGTGAGGGTTGGCCGCGGCGGACGCCACGAGCCGGGTGAACTTCCCGCCGGCGGCGGGCCTGAGAACCACGTCGACACTGAGCACCTGGCGGATCGACTCGACCAGCCGGGTCTGCTTTCCGTCCTGTGTGGCCTGGCGCACGGTGCCCCGCGCGTCGATCGAGAGGCCGAACAGGTCCCGCTTCCCGCGCCCCCACGCGTCCACCAGCTTCTTCCGCGTGGTCTCGCCGACTCCCTCCTGGAGGAAGTGGAGGCGGCCGCCCAGGGCGCCGCCGGCGCGGACGACGATCCCGTCGATCCACCCCGCCATCTGCCCCTGCGGCTTCTGCTCGGCGCTGGCCATGTGGCCGGTAGGGGAGTCGTCGAAGACGTACACGTGTGCCCCCTCGAACAGGGGCGCAGCCTCCCGGAGCGTCTCGGCCGGGTAGTAGAGCCCGTTCAGGCTCTGCCCGGGGGCGATGATGTCCACCTCCCACTCCAGCCCCGCGGGAGCGTCGCCCGAGGCCTCCACGAGGCGCGCCGCCGCGACGTTGAACGACTCCTGCATCCGCCGGTACTCGACCTCCACCCGCACCGCCTCGCCGAATTCCGGCCCGCCCTCGGCGTTGAGCGTGTAGGGAACCTGGAGGAGCTGCTGCCCGCGGCGGACGATGGCGTGGTCCTCGAACACGTCCACCGGGATCCACCGCGAGCCGTCGTCCAGCTGGTTGCGGTTCCGCTCCCAGATCGCGTTCCGGACGACCTCCACTCGGCTCTCCAGGCTGACCGCCTCCTGGAGCCGGACGAGCTCGGCGCCGTGCAGCAGCGCGTGCAGCAGCCCGCGCACCTACCTGCTCTCCTTCGCCCCGACGAACTTCTGCCCGTCGGTGGTGACCACCACGACGCGGTCCGAGTACTCCTTCCAGCTGAGCACCTCGTCCGCCTTGATCGACCGGAGCTTCGGCTCGCCCTTCCGCTCCTCCACCACCTTCCCCTCGCGGTTGGTCACCGGGCGCTGCACCAGCTTCAGCAGCGCCGTGGGGATCCGTCCCTGGCCCTCGGGCGCGGTGGTGACGGCCGCCGCGCCGGACCCTGCCGCTCCCGCCCCGCCCGTCTGGTTCTCCGACATCTGTCGCTCCTCGTGAGGGTTCACCATCCGGCCATCCACGGCACGCTCTCGCACCCGCAGTTGGCCACGTGCTCCACCGGAGCCCCTGCGGCTCGGGGGTACTGCATCTTCACACCGTCCGGCAGCTCGAACGCCTCGCCCACCGCCCGCTTCTGCCCGTTGATCGCGCGGTGGAGCGCGCGAGACTTTCCGCTCCACAGCCACTCCTTGCCCAGCCCGGGGACCAGCTTCGCCGCTGCCTGGTGGCGGCGATCGGCGGCGGCCGAGTGGACCCGACCCATCTCCGTGCGGGTGATCGTTTCGGCCCGGAACGTCACGAACTTCATCGGCCCCGGCCCGTCGACCACCCGCCCCACCCCCTCCATCACCAGGTGGGGCGACTGCCCGCCCAGCAGGCCGAGGCGCACGTGGTTCTCGATGCGCCGGCGGGCGACGGGGGCGACGCCCTTAATCTTGTCGGCGGTGTAGCCCTGGAGCTCCTCCAGGAGGGAGCGCGGCAGGATCGTCCCGCCGATCCGGATCTCCGCGGCCGCGAGCGGCGCATCGATCATCGCCGGGCCCCGCTCCCAGGCCTCCTCGATCAACCGGTCGGTCACCCCGACGGCCCGTCGCGTCCATCTCTCGATGTGGCGGTCCAGCTCGGCCAGGAGGGCGGGGAGGCGGGACACCTGGAACTCCGTGGGCTCCCCTGCGAGCGTCTGACGGATCTCCTCCTGGAGCTGCGCCAGCGTGCCCAGCAGATCGACCACGCCCGCGTTCACCGCGAGCCCCCGGCGCTCGACCTGCTTGCGGACCGAGTCGCGGATCCGCTTCCTGCGCTCCTCCGGCGTCACGTCACCCGGCCGCAGCCAGGCGGCGTTCCAGCGCGCGGGACGCCTCGTCCGCCAGGCCGCGGCCGGCCTCCTCGCGGGCCCGCTCCAGCATCTCCTCGGGATCCACCTTGACGCCCATCTGCCCGATCAGGTTCCCCATCACTCGGGTGGACGTCTCGTCGTCCACCCACCCCTCATCGCCGCCCTGTGCCAGCGCTGCGGCGACCTGCGACAGGGCTGTCCCGATCCGGGAGAGATCCCGGGTGGAAAGGTCGGGTGTGGAGACGGTGATCTCGCGCGCCTCCTCCGAATCGCGGACCGCCCCGGTCTCGATCCCACGCTCCACCTGGGCGGTGAGCACGTCCTCCATGATGTACTCCACCGTCCGCTGCTTCGCGGTCATCGCCTTCTCGGTGGGTGCCTGCATCTCGGCTCCGACCGCGCGGTTCACGTCGCCCCCGCCGCCATACCAGTGCTCCGGGTACTGCGCTCCCCCGAGCACATGGTTGCGCTGCAGGCGCGCGGTCTCGGCATTTGCCGCCGCCGCACCCTTGTCGGGCCCCACCAGGGCCCAGGTCTCCTTCTCATTGTGCACGCGCACGGAGAAGGGCTTGGGCGCCTGGATGGTCTTCAGCTTCTCGTCGATCGCCTTCTGATCCGCGCCGGTGAGCGTCAGGTCCCACATGTACTGCGAGCGCCCGAGCTCCTGGCGGAGGATCGAGAAGAGGAGCTGCTCGTACCCGTCGATCGCATCCGCCAGCGCGAACAGCTCGGAGATCCCACGGGCGCTGTTGCTGAGGTTGTTGACCGCGTTGAAGAAGCACTCGCCGTCCGTGAACCGCTCCCGCTCGCGCTCGGCCGCGGCGCTGATCACGCCGCGCTCACCCTCCAGGAGCACCGTGCGGATCCGCCGCTCCGGCACCGCGTGCGTCTGCTTCGTGATGACCCCGATCGGCAGCTGCGCGTACTCCGGATCGAGCACCACATGCTTGATGCGGCTCGGGTCGATCACCCCGACCGTGAAGAGGCCGTTGAAGGGGTTCGCGAAGATGGGCCACGTCTGGTCGCCGAAAAGGTAGAGCTCGCGCACCCGCTGCTCCAGGCGGCGATTCCACCGAGCCCCCGGACTCCGCCAGTGCCGCTCCAGGTAGGCCTGCGCGCGCGGGTCCGCCGTGCGGAACGTGACGCCCTCGCCCACGACCCACTCGCCGATCAGGTTGATGATCCGGCGCGCGAGCGGGTTGTGAGTCCAGAGGTAGGCGGCGATCTCGCGCATGCGGTCGCCGGTCATCGGAGGCAGCTCGCGCGCGGTGTCGGTGAGCCGGCGCCAGCTGACGTCCTCCGTCTGGCGACCCGCCGCCTCGCGCAGCGCCTCCACCCGCGCCTCCACCCGTGCCTCGATCACGCCACCGAGGAAGCGGTCCACCAGGTTGCGAATCATCGCCAGGCTCTCCCGATCAGGCCGACCCGCTCGCCGAAGCGGGGCAGCGCCAGGTTCGTGTTGCCGAACATGCTCTCGCGCTCGATGCGCCCGGCGTCCGGGCCGGGGTCGATCACGCCACCCGCGGGGACGATGTCGGTGAGAAACACGTCGGCCAGCTGGTTCGCCTGCTGGACCGCGTCCCACACGTCGTCGTTGGGATGCTGGCCGTAGTACTTGATCTGCCGCACCGCCTCCAGCGGGAGGTCCGCGGCGAAGAGCAGCCCGCCGCTCACGACCAGCGGGCGCATGCTCTTGATGCGGAGCTGCTTCTCGCCCTGCGGGGTCACCGGCTCCACCGGGAGCGAGACGCCGGCGCCGCGCGAGACCCGCTGCAGGTCGCCGTCGTAGTTGGAGAGGCCCACCTTTTCCACGCCGAACGCATAGAACGCCCGTACCTTGTGGGCTCCCACCACCGTCTCGATCACCTCCTCGGGCGGGATCTGTCCGGCCACACCCCAGCTGACGAACCGCCGCCCGTCGAGGAGCACATCCAGGCGGAACGCCGCGCTCGTGTCACTCTTGCTGGTGCCGCGGCTGGGATCCCAGAAGCCGACTGACAGGCGCACCTGGTCGACCGCCGGTTTGTCGTCCGCCTCCAGGAACTGGAGCGCCTCCTCGGGGAAGTAGCTCGCGGCGGGGTCGAACGGGTCGTTCTGGCGTTCGGAGAGGAAGCTCGCGAGGTCCTCCGCCCGCTCCACCATCAGCTCGTACAGGCTGAACTTCGCCGGCCAGAGCACCACCGCGCCGGCGTCCATCTCCTCCTGGCGCGCCTCGTAGAACGCCCGGGCGGCCGCCTCGCGGTCCGGCAGGGAACGGTCGTGGAAGATCTTCTCCCACTCCTCCCACAGGTTCATCGCCGCCGGGTAGGCGGTGATCGCGCGGAACACGTCCGCGTCGCTCCGGATCCGGTTGGCCAGGAAGCTGTCGGCGTGGAGCACCGTCCCGACGCTCAGGATGACCGCCGCCTTCCCCAGCTTCTTCACCACCTTGTTGTGCCAGACCAGCTTCTTCCTGCGCCGCTTCGGGTTCTCGACCTCCTCGTCGTTCTCGATGTCGTCCTGGATGATCAGGTCCGGGCGCTGCGCACCCTTGCGCGCCCCTCGGACGCTCTTCCCGGAGCCGGCCGCCATCATGACCGCGCCGTTGCCGAACACCAGGCGGTTCACCCGGGGCTTGCCCTGGAAGACGCAGAACGCCGGGTAGATCGCCTGCAGGCGCTCGTTGGTCTCCACCTCGACCCGGATGTCCTCTAGGAACCCCCACGCCTGGGTGTCCGTGTCGGAGAACAGGAAGGCGAACCGGCGGTGCCCGTTCGAGAGGGCCCAGAGCGGGAGCAGCAGGGAGCCGTTGACGGACTTGGAGTGTTCGCGCGGGCAGGCCACCGCATCCTCTTTGCGGCTGCTTTCCCCCAGGACCAGCGCCTGCCAGCGCGCGCGGAGCTCCGCATGGAACGGGGCCCCCGGCGTCTCCTCGCCCGACTCCTCGTCCACCCGGTAGTGGCCGAAGAAGAAGCTCCAGTAGAGCTCCAGGCTTTCCCCGAACGCCGCCTGGACCTGTTCCAGCGAGGCGTCGAAGGGCAGCGTGAGGAACGCCCTCGCCTCGTCGCGGATCTCCTCCAGGAGCGCCTCGTCCTCGCCGGGCTCCTCGGGCTCCGCCTCCGGGACGATCAGATCCAGGTCTTCCAGGAGCTCGTGCGTGCGGTATCGGGCCACGTTCAAATTTCCGCTGTAGCGCGTCGGACCCGCGGAAGGGTCCAGGTGTCGGCTCGACGGCAGATCGACGCCCCAGGCCCGTTGCGCAACGCATGGAGAGCCGAAAACGGGGGGTGCTCCAATCCCCCCGCGGGCGCGCTTCGAACCCCGGTTTTCACAGGCGCGGGTCCCGGAGCCATTCAGGCGCGTCCGCTGCCACCGGCTCAGCCTCGATCGACGGTTCGACCCAGCCCCCATAAAAACGGATCAGCGACTCCAGGCAGCGGCGCTGCCCGCAGTCACAGCACGAGCACCCGAGGCGGAGCGGGGGCAGCTTCGCGAGACGTGCCTCGGCCTGGGCTTGGGTCAGGATCATCGGCCCTCCTGGATGCGCTGGAGTTCGGCCTTCATATCGGCGAGCACCTTCTCCCGCTTCTTCCGGATCAGCGGGGCAAGCTCGTCGTCCTGCATCATCACCCGCAGCAGCGCCTCGGCGACCAGGCGCGGCTCCGGGTGCGGGTCCGGGCGGTCGCGCAGCCTCGCCAGATCGGCCGCGTGCATCGCCGCGTAGGCTTGCTGGGGATCCCCGCTCCGGCGTGCCGCGCGCGCCAGCTCCACCACCAGCTCGCCCGCTTCCACTTCCAAGGCGCGCTGGCGCTCCAGCACCCGCTCCCACTCCCCCTCGGACTTCCAGCGCTGAAGGGTGGCCCGGCTGATTCCCGTCTGGGCGAGGATCTCCCCAGTGGAGTACTCCTCCAGGTACAGGAGCCGGGCGCGCGCCTTCGTGGCAGACCCGTGCGCCACGTCAGGCGATTCCGAGCGCTCGGGCAGTCGCCACCAGGTGGAGCTGGTGCTCGGTGCGGAGACGCATCCGCTCGCGCACCAGGTCCTGGGCGAGGCGATCGGCGCGGCGCGCTGCCAGCCACATCCGACCCATCAGCACGAAGTCATGCAGCCGGCGCATCCCCACCTCCTCCATGCGAGCGGACAAGTTCCCGGATGGCCCACTCGTCCACCGCGGTGCGCAGCTGGAGGTCACTCTCCAAGTGCGCGCGGAACTCCCGGTGCAGGGCCTCGCGGTCGCGGTACAGGCGGTGGATCCAGACGAGCAGCACACCCCACGAGGCGATCAGGGCAGCGAGCAGCAGCAGGGAGACGGCGACGGGGCTCTGGAGGACCGGCTCCCACTGCCTCAGCTGGCCCGGGTCCACCTCAGCCCTCGGAGTGCAGCACCCGCCCGAGCAGGCCGTGCTCGGCCTCCATCGCCTCCTCCGTCTGCCGGGCCCTCAGGATGCCGAGGTGCATCTCCGCCTCCTCGCGATCGTGGCGCGCGGAACGGCGGTCCCGCTCCAGCTCGGCGAGCTGGAGGATGAACTGGTTCGTCCGCTCCTGCACCTTGAGGATGCGGACCTTGCGGGGATCGGCATCCCCCTCAGTAGGGGTGAGGTAGAGTGCGTCCTCCAGCGCGGCGAAGAACAGGTCCGACTTGCTCTCCGCGAGGCGCTTCTCCTCCCGGACGTCGTGCTCGTGCGCGTCGAAGATCTCGCGGGTGAGGCGGCGGGCCTCGTCCTCCAGTGCACGGATCCGCCCGAGGAGCAGGCGGCGCTGGGGCTGATCCATCATTGCGGGTCTGTAGGGAGGTGGATTTCCCGCACTTCGACCAGCGCCAGCTGGAGGAAGCGGCGGACGAGGAGGCGGGCGGCAGCCTCCGGGAGGGCAAGGCGCACGAGCGCCGCGGCGACGACACGGGGCATCGCGGCGCTGAGCTCGCGCGCCACCGCGCCCCGCAGGGCAGGCAGGCCGCCCCACTCCAGCAGCAACGACCAGGCGATCTCCTCCACGGCCTGGGCCCGGTCCCGCTCTTCCACCCAGACGAACACCGTGGGGGCGCGCTCGAACGTGAGCACCAGATCGCGCGCCGCGGCCCAGAGTTCACCAAGTGGCCGCTCTCGGAGGTCTCCGCAGGGGAAGAACACCCGCAAGTCCTCGATCACCCGGTCGGACAGCTCCTCCACCGACCACGCCGGCTCGCCGGGCGCCCGCGCCATGAGCGTCGCGACGTTCAGCTGGCGGACCGGGCGTCGGGAGGCGTCGGCGATGTACGGGTAGGGTGCGCCCGTGGACACACGTCCTGGAGGCACGAGGAAGACTTGGATTTAGGGGGAGGCCGAACAGCGAAGGGCCGCGGCGCTGTATGCACCGCGGCCCCAACGTATGTGTGAGCGCGAGAATCAGTGGCGCGCTTGGCGCGCTGTGCGCTTTTCGAGGGAGGGGGAACCTACTTCGTGAAGGTGAGCCGGTAGCTGCGCTGCGTCAGCCCGTCGTACCAGGTGAACGACACCTGCCCCGCGGAGTACTGCGGCATCGTGATCCGCTTGTCCACAGCATAGGCACCCGATTCGGTGATCTGCATCTGCATTCCGCTGGTGGCGTATGCGTATGTGCCCTTCACCCGCCAGGTGTAGGTGGTCGCCACATGGCTCTGCACCGTCCCGCAGGCATCCACCAGGACGTGTTCCGCAGTGAACTTGTTCGCCTCCAGGGTCAACGTTCCGTCACGCACGAAGTGAATGTGCGGCCGGCCGGTGCCTTCACACTGCCCCAGGTCTCTCACCACCCGGGGGAGTGCCACACCATCCACGCCCGTCAGCTGGTACGTGCCGGCGATGCTCTCGACCGGCCGAGGTTCGGTCGGCTGGCGCCCTCCGCAGGCGCCGAGAGCGAGCAAGCTGAGCAGCACGACTACGATTCTGGCCCGTGATCGCCGGAGCGCCATGGTTGGGGCGGGTGAAGGGTTTCACACCTGAGGGGCGGGATCGCGGCAATTCCCGCCCGCCGCTTCCATCCTCTGGAGCTCTCGCTTGACCACGGCCGCGGGAAGCCCGAGCTGCTCCGCGAACAACCCCACCACACCGTCGACGTCGCGCAACGCCCAGAGCAGCTCCTCCGCCTCGGCCGACAGCGGCGGGCGCCTCCGTAGGCCGAGCTTCCGGGCCCGACCGTACACCTGCGTCGGCGATCGCCCGAGCTGCGCAGCGATCACCGGCGCCGTCTGCACAGGGTAGGCATCGATCAGGAGTTGCTCCTCGGCGGGCGTCCACGCCTCCTTGCGAACGCCGAGTGCCTTCGCCTGATCGTGCACTTGCGGAGCAGTGCGGCCGAGCGCCTCAGCGATCTCAGCGGTGGGCAGCCGCGCATAATTGAGGCGCAGGTACTCAAGATCGTCGTCGGACCAGAAGCGCCCATGGCGCAGCTTGAGATCCTCAGCACGGGCGCGCACACCGCCCCGTGGCCTCCCGAGCTGGCCGGCCACCCAAGCCGCCCCCTCGCTGGGGTAATGTTCCCGCAGGAAGGTGTCCTCCGCTTCCGTCCAGGGCCTCACCTTCCGCAGCTCCAGCCTGCTCGCCCAGTCATGCACCCGCTGCGCGGTCCAGGGCTCGCCCAGTTTGCTGGCGATCTCTGCGGCCGAGTGGTGCGGATGCAGCTCGCGGATGCGCGCCTTCTCGGCGGCAGTGGGGCGGGGAAGGCGCTTGCCGGGCCGCACCAGCTGAGCAGCCGAGAACGGCGGTGTGATCGACGCCACGCCGACTCTCCTTGCTACCTGGTTACTCCGCCACGAAGCGCCGCTCGATGTCGTACAGCGTCGCGGGGATCGGCTCGCCTGCCTGGATCGCCAGCCGTTTGAAGCCGTTCAGGATCGCCAGAGCGACTGTTCGGCGGTCCTCCACACTCAGCCCCTCTGTCGTGGTCTCCATGAACGTGGCGAGCTGCCTGTCATTCTGAAGGAAGAACTCCAGCAGGGCCTGCTCCGGTGACTCTGCACCATCCCCCCGTTGGACTGTTTGCACCGCAGGTCCTTCCCTCCGTCGCCGCACCCACTCCGAAATAGAACCGCGAGTCCGAGGCTGAGGCTCCCCTGTCTCCCCGCTCAGGATCCGCAGCAGCGTGCCGTGACCCACGCCGAGCTCGGCCGCCAACGCTCGCACGGAGGCGACCTCCTTCCGCTCGACGATGCCGCGCAGCTCCCCGAGTACCGAGTCCCAATCACCTCTACTGGTCACGGTGTGATTGCACCATGTAGGACTTGACCGGCGCGCCGGTGGTGGATAGTTTGCACCAGGGTTACAACTGTCACCCCGGCGCAAGCTATCCGTGGAACGGCGCGAAATCAAGAAACTGCTCATTGATCTGGATCTGTCTGTGGCGGAAATCGCACGGCGGGTGAAGCTCAGCCGCAACACGGTCTACAGGTATTTCAACGGTGGACTGCGATCCCGTCAGCAGCGTAGGAGAATCCAGCTGGTGCTGAGCAGCCACGGCAAGGCGCGGCAGGTGTCGGTGCCAGAACTCTGGCCAGAGCCGTAAGGCGCGGCTTCGATCCGCGTCTGCAAGTGTGCCCGCAGGGGTCCTGCGGAATCAACCCACTCGCCTTCCACAGGGAGGACAGCGCTCCATGACACCGACGCACCAGCTGATGCAGGCTGCGGTTCCGACCCGCCACGAGAAGCGGCGTGTCGCGCGGGCCCTCGGCATCTCCAGCGAGAGCCTGTTCTACGCCTTCTGCGAGGACCCGGACGGCTCCGGCCGGCCCAACCCCATCGACAAGATCGAGGTGATCCTGGACCACGCCCTGGTCCACCACCCCGACGCGGCCCTGGCGATCGTGCAGCGGTTGGAGGCCCGGTGCGTCCACGCGCTCAGCGCGCGCGCCACGGCTCTGCCGCTCGCCGATCTGCTCGTCTCCCTCCAGCCTGACGCGGAGCGCGAGGCGATGGACACCGTCCGCGCGTTCTCCACGGCGATCCGCCAGGTGGTGCTCGGCGGAGACTGCGATCGCGACGCCCTCCTCCAGGAGATCACGGAAGCCGAGCGGGAGCTGAAGCGTGTCGGCGTCATGCTGCGCGCCGCAATCGAAGCCGACCCGGAGGCGAGCCATGCTTGACGGCTACACCTACATCTCCGCTGAGCGGGAGGCGGAGTTACGCGCCGTGCAGCTCGCTGCTGCTGGGACCTGCGGCAAGCTCACCGCGACCATCAGCATGAGCGGCGAACCCGCCCGCCGAATGGACAAGAAGAAGATCATCGCCCACGTGCGAGAGGTCGAGCAGAAGCTGCGTGCGAAGGTGTTCCCTCCCCGAGGCACATCCCAGATCGGCACCGTGGTGCCGGTCCCCCCCTGCGAAACACATGCAAATGCCTAAAGCCGACCGGCACCCGGTGCCAATTCCCACCACCGCCGCCGAGGCCGTCGCAGCGGCACACCACCTGGCTGGCGCCGTCGACGGCATTCGGATGATCGAGGAGTTCGGGCGCTACTCCCGGCTGCTCGTCGTTCAGCAGATCAAGGAGTTCGACGCCTACAAGGCACTCGGGCACACCTGGGACTCATTCTGCACGGAGCGCTTGAGGCAGTCCCGCCGCACGGTGGACGAGGACCTCCAGAACCTGGAGTTGTTCGGCCACGAGTTCCTGGAGGCGACGGACCGCCTCTCGATCGGGCGGCGCACGCTGCGGACGCTGCGCTCGCTCCCCGCAGATGAGCTGCCCCGCCTCCTCCCCGGCGGCCGGATGGAGATCGCCGGGGAGGTCTACCCGGTAGACGCGGAGCACAGCGAGGCGATCGCCGAAGCCGTCAAGGCTCTCGCCGGCCAGCTGAACTACACGCAGAACCGGCTGGAGGACGCCGAGTCGGCCGTGGAGGAGGTGCGCGGGCAGCTCGCGGAGAAGGAGCAGGAGGCCGAGGGGCTCCGGAACAAGCTGGCCGAGAAGCGCACCGTCGAGCGCGAGCAGGACCGCTACGCGCACCTCCAGGCCGCCGCGACGGGCGAGATCGGGCGCGGGATCCTGCTGGTGGCCAGCATCCTCGCGGAGCTGGGCCAGCGCTGCGAAAGGGAGATCCCCGACCGGGAGGAGGTGCTCCGCGCCGCCCGCGTGCTCCCGCCCCTCGTGAGCAACCTGCTCGACTTCGGCGCCGGGCGGAGGAAGTTCGGGGTCCCGCCCGAGGTGGAGGACCAGCTCGACCAGGACGCCCTGGACGAGGTGGTCCGCGAACTCGCCACCGCCGACGAGGGTGGAGACGCCTAGCATGCGCTCCCGCCCCGTCCTCCCTCCTTCAACCCGGCGGTGCCTCGTGTACGGCATCCGCCGCGGCTCGCTGGTCACCCTCCTCGCGCCGGCGCACGTGCCCCCCACGCTGCGCGGGCTGACCGTGGTTTCCCTTCACCCAGGCGAGCGCTGGTGGTCGGCTCTCGTCCTCGCCAGGTGATCATGAGCCGCTCGAAAGCACTCTCCGCAGACACGATCCGCTCCCTCCAGGAGGAGGCGGCGCAGCTGCGGGCGCAGGGAACACCGATCCGGGGATGGGCGGCGGGGGCAGCCAAGCTGCTCGACGTCAGCCTGGACACGATCTACCGGGCCGTGAAGGAGGAGGTCTCCACCCGCAAGAAGCGGAGCGACGCGGGGAGCCTGCGGGCTATGGAGGCGGAGGTGCTCGCCGACATCGCTGCTTTCGTGGTCCAACACGACTTCCCGGTCGAGCTGGCGATCAACACGGTCAACACCCTCCGCGCCCGTGAGGGGCAACCCGAAATCGAGGTCCACAAGGAGACCGTGCTGCGGCACCTCCGGCAGCTCGGCGTCAGCCGGCGCGACAACGCCGAGGACCTCCGGGTGCACCGTCGGTGGGAGGCGCCCCGGCCGCTGTACCTGGTGCAGATGGACTCCACCGTCGCGGCAAGCTGGTACATCGACTCGGACGACACGATCGGCTACGAGTCGCCCGTCCAGCTGGGCAAGAACAAGGCAGGGAACGGGAAGCCCCGCATATGGATGCTCACCGTGGTGGACGACTACAGCCGCGTGAAGTGGGCCCGGTACTACTCCGGCAACAGCGCCCCCTTCTGGCTGGACATGCTGACGCGCGTAATGCGCAAGGGCGCGTTTGGGGAACCGGACGTATGGCCTGCCTACGGGGTGCCGGAGCGGCTGTACACCGACCAGGATGCGGCCATGAAGGCCCGCGAGTCCGTGTCGTTCCTGGCGGCGTTCGAAATCGAGCGGATGCTGGCGAACCCCAGCAACCCGCACTTCACGAATGCCCAGGCGAAGGGGAAGGTGGAGCGGGCACAGGGACACATCCTCCACTCGTTCGAGAAGGTCACGCGGGCGAAGCGGTTCGAGAGCCTGGAGGCGATGAACCGGGCCCTGAACACCTTCCTGATCACCATCAACAACGCCGTCCACTCCACCACGGGAAGGGCACCGTTCGAGCGCTGGCTGGAGGCCGCGCAGATCCGCGTGCTGCCCGAGGCGGAGATCGTCCGCCGTGTCTCGGCGCGGGTGGACGAGGCCTGGGTGAGCCCCGATCTGGCGATCCGCTTGGAGGGCAAGACGTACCAGCTCCCCAGGCGCGAGCCGTTCCTCGGGCTCGTGAAGAAGACGGTGAACATCCGCTACTACCGGGCGGACCTGTCGAGGATCACGGTGATCCTGGACGGGCAGGCGCACGAGATCGACGCAGTGGAGGCCGTCCCCGACGTCGCCGGCGAGTTCCACACCGCCCCCGTCACGCCCGCTGTCGAGGTCAAGAAGGCGCTCCTCGAACGCGACCTCTCCAGGTACGACGGCGCCGTACACGAGGTCTTCAACTACGTCGCCGAGAAGGACCCTCGCACCTACCCGATTCGCCCCAAGGAAGTCGAGCACCCGCTGACCGCGGCCGAGTTCGCCCCGGTGATGATCCGGCGCGGCAAGGCGGTGGAGCGGGCGCAGCGAGAGGGCGTCGTCTCCGTCCCTCCCACCGAGCTGGAGCGGGCGGTGATCGACGCGCTGATGGCCGGCCGTGGCGAGATCTCCGAATCCGAGCTCGCCACGTGGATCCAGTCCCGCCGGGCACCCGGCACCACCCCCCAGCTGCGCGCACACCGCGCGTAAGGAGGCTCTCCCATGCCCACTCCCGCCCCCATCACCTGGTTCCTGGACGAGGCGACCCTGCTCCACCGCCTGCAGGCGAGCGGCTTCCTGTGCCGCGCGACCGGCGACCTCCTCACCCTGCACACGGTCGTGCTCCCCGGTGGGGAGATCGTTTTCGCGCGGGTCGTCCAGGAGAGCACGGCGCAGACCTGGATGGAGACGCTGCGCCTGGCCCTCGACGCCAGCGGCAGCCAGCCGCGGCCCCACACGGTGGCCACCGACCGCGGTCGGGCTTTCTCCAGCGTGGACTTCCAGGACTTCCTCTACCTGGAGCTGCTGGTGGATCACCGGGTCCGCACATCGGTCGGCGGCGCACACGCGGCCGAGCGGGCAGTGCTCCGGCTTCGCCAGCACCTCGATCACCAGTTGAGCCGCGTGGTGCTCCCGACTCTGGCCCTGGTCGCCGAGGAGGTTCCGATCCTGGTCGCTTCCCTGAACCCGCAGCCCGTGGAGGCCTGATGTCACAGCGGTCGCAGATCACCATCACCGGGGGCGACCCCGCAGTCCTCGCCCAGATCGGGCAGGTCGCATCGGCGGGAGGGGCGAGCGTGGTGGTCGTACAGCCTCCCGGTGCGACGTGCTCGGTGTTCAGCGGGCTCTTTCCCCCGGATCAGCTGAAGCCCGTGCGGGGGCTGGACGGGGAGATCTGCCCGGTCTGCCAGAGTTCCGCCGTTCGGCTTGTCGACCGGTTCGAGGACGCGGCGCGCACGCACTACCGGGAGTTCAAGGGGCAGCTGCCCCAGATGATCCGCGATCTCCGCGGTGGAGCCACGGAGCCCACGTTCTACCAAGGATTCGAGGGATGAGCCGATCGGTGACCGTGAACGCCGGGGGCAGGAAGGGCGAAGCGCCGCGGAGGCTGGCGGCCGCGATAGCCGGGGCAGTGGAGGGCGCGCGCTCGGGCGGCCTGCCCGAGGTGGTGCTCGACGTGATCGCGGCCACTGGGCAGGCAGCCAACAAGCTGATCTGTCGCGCCCCCAAGGGGGCCGTGGTCCAGGTCCAGGCGTGCATCCAGGAGGACCCGATCAGCGGCTGGAGCGCCTCGGTGCTGGTCGACGTCACGGCCGGGTAGGGGGCGCTGCCATGCCGTACCGCGCGCGGCGAATCCTGGAGGAGGCGGAGATCAGCCTTGGCGACCTGGCTGCCGCTTCGCGCCGCAACAAGAGCACCTGGAGCCGCTTTCTCCGGTGCCAGCTGGATCCGGAGCCGCCGGAGCTCCGGGGGATCGTGGAGGACGTGCTCCGGGAGCGCGTGCTCCCGGTCCCCGGTGATCTGTGGCGGATCGAGGCCACGGCCGAATTCAACGAGACGGAGGAGATCTCCATGCAGGCGATGACGCTCAGTGACCAGGCGCGGCAGGCGTTCCGCCTCTTCGTCGCGCCGTTCGACCCCGAGGCGATGATCGATCCCGCGGGAGGCGATCACCTGGACCGCCTGTACCTGCCCCCGCGCCACCTCTTCGTGGAGTTGCGCCTGAAGCAGGCGCTGACCAAGGCTGGGTTCGTCGCCGTGTACGGCGAGCCCGGCTCGGGCAAGACCACGCTCCTCCGGAAGGCGATCCGCGGGGCCGCCCTGGTCAAGCCGGTCGTTCAGGTGATGCCCGCCAACGTGGAGCGCCGGAAGCTCACGGCGATGCACATCGCCGCCGAGATCATCCGCCAGCTCAGCACGCACGACGTGCCGCGCACCGCCAACCAGCGCGACGCGCTCGCGGCCGACGTGCTCCGAGAGCATTACCAGCAGGGGCACCGGGTGGCGCTGATCATCGACGAGTCGCACGAGCTGCCCACCGACACCATCAAGGATCTGAAGCGGTTCCACGAGCTGGGCGACGGCCTGTTCCGGCTCCTGGCGATCGTGTTGGTCGGCCAGACGGAACTCCAGCAGCGGTTCGAGCTCGCGCGCAACCACCGCCTGCGGGAGGCGATCATCCGCTGCGAGCTGCTCCACCTGCCGCCGATGAAGGAACGCGGCGCGGTGCGGGCCTACATGGAGACCCGCTTCGGGTGGATCGGCGCGCAGCTGGAGGACTCGTGGGAACCGGCCGCGGTGGACGAGCTGGAGCGGCGCCTCGCCGTGCATGACCAGCAGCTCCCCGTGCTGATCGGCAACCTGGCCAACGCGGCCATGAACGCCGCGTACCGGCGCGGCAACCCCCGCGTCACGCCGGACGAAGTGGCCGACGTCTGGGGCGCCTCCGCCGCGGACCTCCAGGAGTGGGGCCTCTCGTGAGCGGCGGCGCCTCGGGCCGGGTGCAGGCCCTCCAGGAGGAGCGGACGGCCCTGTTCGTCGCCCAGGGCGCGTGCAGCGGGTGCGAGTACGCCTCCCACCACTGCCACGCCGCACGCCAGCGTGTCATGGACCGCCGCGGCATCGGCCGCCACACCAGCTGTGCGTTCTTCCTGGAGTTCCGCCAGCAGGAGAGACCCGCCCCGGCGCCGACGTCGGGATCCTGGTGGCGGCCGCTGCTCGCGTGGTGGCGCTGATGCTCACGCCCAACTCCGTGCGCGAACTCCACAGATCGTTCGGCGAGGAGAACACCCTCGGCGTGCTCGGCGTCAACGGCCAGCCTGCCGTGCTCCTGACCGCGCCCGACACAGTCGGGGCGAGATTCGCGGACGCCAGCCCGCACATCCTGCTGTGGACCGGGTCGTACCTGCTCACCGGGTACTGGACCACGCGGGCGGACAGCGGCGGGCTGGGCTGGCGGTGAGTCCACCCGAGGGGCTGCGCGAAGAGCTGCCCGTGCTCGGGAGGCGCTACGGGTGGCCCACGCTGATGGCGGAGATGTGCAGCCTTGTGACGGAGTTCGCGGTGAAGGGGATGGAGGCCGCGGTGACGGCGGAGCGCGGCGACCCCAAGCAGGACTGCGCCCGGTGCCGCCGGAACGACGCCCTCCTCCGGCAGACGGAGGCGGTGCTGCGGCGGACGAAAACCCAGCCGGCCACGGCCGGCGCTGACCCGGAGAAACGTGATGCAGATGACCGCTGACCGGACCAGGACGGCGCCCCTTCAAACGGACGGGGCCTGCGCGTGCTGCACGGCCGAGGCAACCACGCCCATCGAGGTGACGGTGCTGGGCGCGCCGCTGGTGATCGAGGTGTGCGACGCGCACGCCTTCCTGCGCGACGCCTACGTGTCGGAGATCCCGACCTACGCCGCCCAGGCGCAGGCGGACGGACACCCCTGAACGAAGGAGCAGCTCATGACCACGAGGACACTCCAGAAGTCGAATGGCGGGAACTTCAGCTGCGGCTGCCCGACCTGTGGGACCTGCATCCTGGTCGACGCAAACCTGCATGTCGTTTCGCGGTGCGAGCATTTCGTCCGCCGGTGGCGTGTCTCGGCCGATGGGCGTGTGCGCGCCGAGTTCAGCAGCGGCGTCCCGGCAACCACAGCCTGACCAAGGAGCGACCATGCAAATGCAGGCGGAAGTGGTGGCAGGCGCCACCATGGTGCCGGCGGCCGGCGACCCCGCCCCCGAGCGGGCGGCCGTGGCGCGAAAGCCGGGGACGTACCTGATCTTCGATTTCGGCACCTGTTGTTGGTTGCAGCGTGAGGAGGGGCAGATCAGCCCGGATCTCCTGGAAGCGGGGCTGTTCGACCGAGAGCAGGCCGCAGAGATCGTGAGTCGCAGCCCGACCCACCTGGAGTCGATCCCGCTGGCCGACAAGGCCGACGAGATCCGTCGTCTCGCGGTAGCCGCGGAGCGGATGCAGTGGGCGCTGGGCTTTGCTGTGCGCGCGGTGACCTGCGTCCGGTGCGGCTGCGAGTTCAGCGATGACGAGGCCGCCGCGGCCCGGGAGACGTGCATGGACTGCGCGCCCGTGGACGTTTCTACGCCGGAGGGCGTAGCACTGCGCGTGCTCCGCGCCCTCCAGGCCAACCCTCTCTTCCTCAGCCACGTGATGAACAGGCAGCCGGCCGTGCTCCACCTGGAGACGGAGGCCGGGGACGAGTTCGTCCTGGAGGTGCAGCCCGCGCTCACTGTGCCGGAGAGGCCCGGCCCCGACCTGTCCCCGGCCGAGGCCCTGGAGGTGATGATCCAGATCTGGGGCTTCGGTGTGGTGCCGCTGGAGACGATCGAGTCGTGGTCCGACGCGGTGATCGAGCAGGCGGCGCGCTACGTCTCCGCGGCGATCGCCGATGCGAACGATAACGACGTTCCCGCGGAGCAGTGGCCGGAGCCGCCGGCCGAGCTTCAGGAGGCGCTGGGCGCGCGCCTGCCGCACCCGTCGCGTCGGCGGACCCGGCCCCAGGAGGCCTGAGATGGGCGAGCCGATCAGCTTCCCGTGCCCAATTGTTGGCTGCTCCGAGGTGATGGATCGGGTCACGGAGGGTCAGATCGAGGACAACGCAGGAACCGACGTAGATGTGTTTTACTACGTCTGTGGGGCAGGGCACGAAGCGTGGCTCGGCTGCGCAGAGGATGCGTGAGATGGACTCGCAGCTCGCGCTCTACCTGGACACCACGCGCCCGCAGCTCTACCCCGCGGACCTGTGCAGCGACGAGGAGCGTGCCGTCGCGGCCGCGCTCCGCTGGGGCAGCGCGGCCGCGCGCCAGGTGCCGGAGATCGCGGCTGCTGCGGGCCTCCCCGCCCGCCGGGTGCAGACGATCATCAAGCACCTGGTGGACGACCACGGCTGGCCGGTCGGCACGAGCATGTCCGCGCCGTTCGGCAACTACCTGATCGACTCCGCTGCGGAGCTCGATCAAACCGTCGAGCTGCTGCGCACCCGCGGAATCAGCATCCTCGCGCGCGCCGCGGCTCTCAACCGCACATCGCTCCGCCGGTTCCTGGAGAAGGTGCAGGCGGATCTCGATCTGGAGGCGCCCAGCCATGACTGACATACCGGGCATGGTGCTCACGACGGCCCAGGGGTCGTTCATCATCATGCCGATCGCCGAGATGCAGCGCCTCGTGGCGGAGGCGGCCGAGGAGGCTCGAAAGCTCGGCCTGCGGGCCGGGTACCAGGAGGGGCTGGCGGACGCGAGCCGCGTGCGGGAGGTGCGCCGTGGGTAGCGTAGCGCTCGACCTCCCGGTTGACGTCGAAGCGATCGCGCGGAAGGCGCTCAGCCCTTCGCCCGGGCAGAGCCCCGACGACGTGATCGAGAGCGAGCTCCAGCGCGCCGGGATCCCCGGGGGGTTCAGCAGCTCCCGCGAGTACCGGGAGCTCTGGCACCTGTGCGCCACCACCTACGCGGACCTGCGGGCCAAGGTCCCCGCCCGCGATCCGGAGACGATCACCGCCGAGGTGCTCTGGGCGAGCTACGACCAGGGGTTGAGCCAGTACGACATGGCGCGCCTGTGGGGGCTCGGGGCCGCCAACGTGGCCCAGCGGAGCATTGACGCGGGGTTCGTGCTCTCCCGCCGCGCCGACTACTCCTCGGGCCGCCACGTGATCGCCGAGGGGCCCTGCCTCCGCTGCGGGGCGAGCTACGACGTCTCGCGGCTGGACAAGGCGCACGCGTGCGACAGCTGCCGGCGGTAGCGCCATGCCGAACCGGGCGCAGCTCAAGAAGATCTTCGCCGCCTCGCGCGAGCTCGGCTTGGACGAGGAGCAGCTCCGCGACCAGGTGGAGGAGCTCTCGGGTGCACGCTCGATCTCGAAGCTGAGCGAGGCGCACACCCGGCAGCTGCTCGATCTCCTCGTGCGCGCGGGTGCGCGCACGCCCGCGCCACGGAAGAAGCCGAGCGGTCGGCGCACGGCACCGAATGAGACGCTGCTGATCACGCCGGACCAGCGCACCGAGATCGAGAGACTCCGGGAGGAGCTCGGGGGGGACTGGACGCGAGACGCGTACTTCCAGGGCGCCTGCCGGAAGCGGATCAAACTGGACGGTCCTCGCACCGCTGGTGAGGCCGTGCAGGTGATCGAGATGCTGAAGCAGCGCCGCGCCTACGACCGCGGGAAGCGCCGCACGTGAGCCGGGCGGAGGAGGTGAAGGCTTTCTGGGACGCACGGATCCCCGCGAGCGCGTCGTTCTACCTGCGCGACGTCGCCCGCTACACCGAGGGGATCGTGAGCCTGCGCACCCTCCAGCGCCGGGCGGCGAACGGCTCCCTCCCGGTGATCGGCGGATCGGACCGCGCAGTCCACAACTACCGTGTCCTGCGCACCGACCTCCTCACGTTCCTGTGCACGCTCGACAGCATCACCGGCGCGCCCCCGCCGCCGCCGGCGGAACGGCCGCCGCCGGCCCGGCGACGGAAGCGAGCTCGGAAGAAGAAGGCGGCGAGGCAGAGCGCAGCACAGGCGCCTGCCCAGCAGGACCAGGTGAGCCTGTTCGAAGACTGACCACGTAAGCCACCCGCGCAGAGAGTCCGCGCCATGGCCATAGCCGAAGACGAGAAACACGCTGGGTACGAGCTGAAGCGCGATCAGGGGACGAGCGATCGCAGTCGCGGGGTCATCTACCACGTCGAAGAGATTTCACGGGAGCAAGCCGTGCGATTGCGGCGCCACGGCCTCCCGCGCGGGGTGGAGATCCTGGAGCGAGATGAGGTTCGGTTCTGGGGCGCTGACTACGTCCGCTCGGAAGGTGGGCTCTACGTACCCGAGCGCCTGGAGCCGATACCCACCCAGCCGGTCGCACTCGATCTGTTCGCGGGATGCGGCGGATTCTCGCTGGGTGTGCAAATGGCTGGCTTCGATGTCGTCTGCGCCGTCGAATGGAGCGCCGACGCTGCTTTCACGTACCTCCACAATCTTGGGCGGCCGGACTGCCGTGTCCGCTTCTCCGATCCCGAGGCGAAACGGAGGTGGATAAAGCGACTCAAGCGCCTGCGGAGAGAGGATTCCAGCCTTGCGGGACGCTCCTGGATCGGCGCCAACAACCACGACGAGCTGCGGGGAGGGGCGCGGGGTTTCTGGTTCGGCGACGTCTGCAAAGCGCGTGGCGCGGATCTCCTGGAGCTGGGCGGCGTGTCCAGCTACGACTTGATTATTGGCGGGCCGCCATGCCAGGGAATGTCGCGGGCGAACAGCAAGGCAAGCATTCACGACCCGCGGAACCGGCTGGTTCACGAGTACCTGCGGCTGGTCGCTGAGATACGGCCTCGATGGTTCCTGATGGAGAATGTCCCCCAGCTATTCACGATCGGGGGAGGGTCGCTGTGGAAAGAGATCGCTACCGAGGCGAAGCGTCTTGGCTATGCCGTGAACGGGAAGGTGCTGAACGCTGCCGAGTACGGGGTACCCCAGAACCGCCACCGTGCGTTCGTCATGGGCCAGCTCGGCGGAGCAATGTTCCCGTTCCCAATTGCTGGCGAGGAAAAGCGGACGCCGAGGAGCAACCGCACGCAGGAAGGGAGTTCGGAGCCTGAGAGCTCTTCCGGAGAACTGGATTTGTTCACAGCCACAGGAGTAACCTGATGAGTGCTGGGCCGAAGCTCCCGCTCGCTCGGGCGCGCGAGATTGCAGATCGTCTTGTAGCCGATCTTGCACCGGTGGTCACCAGGTGCGAGGTGGCCGGTTCAGTTCGCCGCGAGAAAGAGCTGGTGGGCGACATCGAGATCGTCATCGAACCGCGGGAGATCGACAGCGGCTTCCTCGGCGGGACAGCGCCCGACGTCGAGATCCTCCAGGCACTCGCGCGGCGGTGGAGCGGTGCGAGCCTGGAGAAAGGGACGAGGGCTGACGCGCGCCAGATCGCGGCGATGCTCCCGGAAGGCGTGAAGGTGGAGCTCTACCTAGTGCTGCCGCCCGCGCAGTGGGGGAGCATCCTCGCGATCCGCACCGGGCCTGCCGAGCTGGGGCGGTTCGTGATGGAGCGCTTCAAGCGACGCGGCCTCCGTCACGTGAACGGGCATTTGGAGAATGCCGAGACGGGGGCTCTCGTCCCCACCGCCACCGAGGAGGACTACTTCGCGGCCGCGGGGCTTCCCTGTCTCCCGCCACAGCGCCGGCACGAACTGCTCGGGGGCTTCCATGGCTGATCGCGAGGCGCTCCCGCCCATTGAGGCCACGCTGCTGGCTTCGCTCTGCGGCAGCGAGCTCGCTGCCGTGGAGCGTGCCCGCGAGGTCCTCCGGCTGCCGCGATTTTCCCCACGGTACCTGGCGCGCCTCAAGACGCTTCAGCGCATCGCTTACCACCTGGGAACGCTGATCGACGTCCGGCCGCGTGGCCATTACAGCTTGGAGAGCAAGCGCGGCATCCTGAAGATCATCACGATTGAGCAGGGGCAGCGCTACGCGGACTTCTGGGGTATACAACCAGGAGAGGTCGTGCAGACGGTCTGGGGCCAGAGCACGCTGGCCCAGCTGACGAAGTACTACCGCGAGGAGGGGATCGACCTCCGCTTCGCCAGCTTCTTGGAGGCCGTGGGTCCTGTGCACTCGGAGTCTCCGCATGGGTGA